CTTTCTTTTTCTTCCATATTGCATCTGCATCATAACCCATCTCACCAAGAGTAAGCATAGTTAGGTAGTCTCGGAATCTATCAGGGAATACATGCTCTATAACCTTACCAGCTTTCTCTGGAGCTATTGCTCTAGCAGCATCTAGTCCAGTCCTTGCCCATGCTGGTAGAAGTTCACCTAGCTCAGGCTTACCCCTAGCTGCACCAGTAATAACGATAGGTAACATCATATTGATACCTGGATAGAAACCAACTCTATTTATATAGTCAATAACCTCCATGCCAGGAAAGGCGTCATAGTATTCAGGATAGTCTCTTAGGTATAGTCGTCTGAATCCACCCATGAAGACTGTTCCTCTAAGAGGATTAAACTGAATATCAGTGCCAGGAATAGGAATATAGCCACCATCAGAGTAGTTGTAATACCTAGCCAATCCTGTAGCTAAACCAGGATGCTGTAGAAATGCTCTAGGCAACCAGAACCAACGCTGCCACTCATACGTGTTTTTGGACAGTAAAATCTTTCCATTGAAGTTACCAAACCAATTTCCTGATGGAGTTCGTGGACACCATATCTTACCTTTATAGGGTCTAACGAGAATGTTACTAACTACCTGACCATGATACGGAAGATTATTGTCTATAATATGAGTGTCCTCTATATCTCCCCTGCTAGGAGGGTTAGCTATTGTTATGGCCTTACCTAGAAGTACTGATAGAAGTTGGAAGGCTTCTGATACTCCACCCTTCTGTTGAGTGAATAGCTCAAAGTTACTATTTCTACCCTCAGCCTTATACATAGCATCCCACATAGCCTCAGCAGCCTCCTTATTTAATCTAGAAGCTATGCCAGAAAGCTCACTCTTATCTCCAGAATAGACACCCAATATAGGTCTAAGCACCTTCTGAGGAACATTCACACTAAGACAATTACTAGAATCTCTATAGGAGGCTGCAGGATAATAACCCTCTGCATAAAACATCTTTAATACATTCAGAATATACTTCTTTTGCACTATCTGTGCCATCCATCCACTACCTTTATTTATTCTAACTAGAGAACCATCAGTAACTATCCATCCAAGTACAGCAGCCTCAAATGGAGTCAAAATGCTATTGGTTGGAAAAGTATGAGGAAACGCTCTAGGTATACTATCTTCCTTCTTAACAAGCTCATAGCCCTTCTTCTCACGCACATACCCTGCCTTAGAGACGGTCAACCATCTATGATTAGGAACAAACTCTACATCTCTATCACCAGTCTTAGAAGGAATGTAAAATAGAAAACTATCATAGTCAAAGTCCTTTACTTCCAATATAGGTTCCCACCTAGAGACCATTGTATTCTCATCAACAGTAAGAACTTCCTCTCCCACTTGCAAGTCAGTATAATGCTTCCAGCCAGTTCTAGTAAGAATCCTTACATTCTCAGGCACGCACCAGAAAGGAAAGACAGTTCGCATAGCTGCATCTACAGCATTACGGTTAGAGTAGTCAGTGAAGTCCATCTCATACTGCACACGAGTCTTTGCCATAGCAGCTTCCTTCTTAGCCCACCAAGCATCCTTTGCTCCAGGGACAAATCTCTTAGCTGCTCTGTATCCTTGGAGCTTACGGATAGTGTCATCTATACCAAGTGCATTCTCAGCAGTAGCTACTAACCGTTCTCTATTTAGATGAGCTATTAGATTATCAATACCATCATCTCCAAGAACCACTAGTCTCTTACCACCAAGAGGTTTAATCTCAGGCCCAAGCGTCTTCCATAGCCTACTGCCTGTTAGGGTTTTAACAGTAGTAGCATCAGTTATCCCTACAGGCATCTTAGCCTCTGCATACATAGGTAACTTCTGTAAATCATCTGCCACACTGTTAATATACTGCTTGTATAGGATGTAGTCGTTTTCAGGAATCTTCTTAGTGATATAGATTCTATGTAAATCCTGCCTGACATCTTCTAACTGTGCCATAGCAGGCACAAGAGGTTCTCTACCTGCCCACAGAGGGTCAATACCAAGATTACGGAACATCTGGTCATAGACATCACCTATAGCTGCTCTACTGAAACCAATGTCCTCAGGTAGCATGCCTACATTAGCAGCCATCTTCTTAGCTTTAGCATAGACATAAGTTACAAACTTATTCTTAGGTCTGATAGTTACCATAGCCCCAGTTTTTGTTAAGGCTCTATTCAAGTCATCCCCAGTAACCCCAAGCAGATAGGCTACATGAGCAGGAGCTAGTTTACCAGGAACCTGAGGAACCATTGTAGGAACAGCTTGAGGAGTAACTCCAAGTCCAACCATAAAGCCATTCTTTAGGTCCTCAATAGCCTCAAACAGTTCTGCCTCACGAGTCCAATAAGGCTCCCAAGCCTGCTGGCCTCTCTTTATTTCTAGCATATCCCAGAAGGCCTTATCTCGCTTGCCAGGAGGAGTCATAGCTACAGCATCATTGATGATTCTACGGTCTAACTCACGAGTGCTAAGAGCATTAGCATTACGGAGACGGACTGCCTCTATTAGATTATCCAAAGCAGTAGATTGGTCAACGGTAAGGAGACCCTTCCTCCTAACCGCTAGTCTAAAGCCATCTAGCATATTATCTATCTCACGCTGACTAACACCCAAGAAGTCTCCCAGTATCTCTGATGATGCTCTATGGAAGGCATCTGCTTCCTTAGGAGTCAGTGCTGCTGCTCTAGCTCTAGTAATCATCCTAACATCACTGACCCTTTCAGATACAGCCTCAGTTAAGTCGCTAAGGAATCCCATAGTACGCAGAACATCATCAGCATTCTCAGGAACGAAACTAGCCATATCCCTTGTAAGATTCCTAAGTGTTCTGGCTTCTGCTTGGAGACCAACAACATTGAATTCTCTAACTGAGTCCCCAATAAGTGCCATGCTACCATCAATATCCTTAAAGATAGAACCATCCAAAACCTGCTCCCTAATGAGTCTTTTATGAATACTATAGATGTCAGTGCACTTATCAAGAGTCTTATTTATCTCAAGTGCTGCCTTGCGTCTCTCCAAATCCATTATAGGTATGTCATGTGCCCTTACCATATCAGGCCCAACAGTAGCATCCTGCTGAAGAACTCTAACTAAATCAGCCCTTTCCCTTCTGTTGAAAGTTTTAATTGGTGATAGGAGATGTTCATTATTATCAAAGACCCTAGCCAGCATCTCCATCTCGTCTGGAGCTACATCATGTAGTATCTGCTTATACTTAGTGGTAAAGTAATGTGCTCTCTGTTTTGTGCCTATATCTCCAAACATATCGTTCCAGTGCTGCCAGCACCTGATATTATAATTCTTGGTTCCTATACGGATAGTAAATCCATGAGGCAACTCTTTAGTAATACCAGGAACCCTACCCTTACTAAAAACCATAGTCTCACCAGTTCTTAGGCTAGGAACAGCCATTTCTAGTCTGCCCATTTCACGCTGGAATCTAACAAACTCGTAAGGTAAGTTGGTTAGACCCTCACCAATCCTAACAACCTCATCTACAGGACTAGCATTTCTAGGATAGAATACATCACCGCCTCCAAGGAAACTTCTCATAGAGTTCTCAAGAACATTGAAAGGACCATAGTTAGTAAAGAGTAGATACTGATTAGCCATAGGAGCAGTTATGTGGCGGTCAATCCAAGTTACGAGGTTATTGCGAACTACCTTATCAACAGTTCTAGTAATCCAACTAGTTATGCGGCCAGACTGATGAGCAAACTTGTAGACTGGACTAGCCATCTGGACAAGCTGGCGATTCTCAACACTCCTTAGAAGATTCCTAAGCATCTCACCGCCAGTACTACCTTTGAGAGCATCAGCAGCAGTATCTAGGATAGTAGCTCTATGGTGTGTAAATACTCTAGAGAGTCCTGCAACCATATCGTCAGTAGCAGTTACATTAGCATGAGCCAAGACATTGAGAGCCGCTTCCTTAGCCTCAAAGCTGTTCTTGAAAAAGAGATCAAAGTGATAGTTCAAATCGTGAACAAACTGAGGAGTAACCTTTACTCCTTTAATTCCTGCATCATCAAGCCATGACTTAGCCACAGCTGCCTCAATGAGGTCATAGTCAGTAAGATACTTACCAAACCTAACAGCTAGGTTGCCAGTCTCATAAGGTATATCTGCTGCCTGTTTTATTGCAAACTTTACAGCATCATCAAGTTCAGCTGCAGATGCACCCTGCCAACCCTTACCATACATTCTCCTAAAGTATGCTCTACCATCCATATAGGCATGTCTAGCATAACGGTTAGCCATCTGAGGATTAGTTCTAGGAATCTTCTTAATCATACCTCTAGCTCCTCGGAAAGGAACATCCCACAGTTCTAACCAACCTCTCTCAAAAGCTCCTACCATCCTGCCTAGCTTTGGTATAGGCTTAGTTATCTTAGTAGCTATACCTAAACCAATATAAGTCGTAGGGTCATAGAAAGCCTCTATAAGCAACTTAAGCCAAGGATTATACTCCCAGTCCTGAAATGCTAGAGAATATGCAGACCAAGCACCCTCACCTAAATCTCTATATTGCTGGTATATCTCCTCAAGTTGGACTGCATCTACATCTTCATCCATCTTAGGAAAGTTAATAATAGCCATAGCTGCTAGAGGGCGAGGAAGGATATTGAAATACTTGTTTAGCAGTTCCACTGAAGCAAGCATAGGCTGAGTGAATAGCATCTTCATAAATTGAGGAGCAGTAAGCTCTGGAGCCTCAGCCTGTTCTAGACCAGCTCTAAGTAAGTCTGTATAGGCAGATTCTGTTCTCCAAGCCCTTTGCCGTTCCTCAACATAGTGATGCAGGTCCTCATCCTCTACCTGATAATCACTAAGTATAGCTCGGATATCTTCAGCAGTTACATTTGCAGGTAGCTCAGGAACTCCCAGACCATACAGAGCTAGAAATGCTTTTTCCAACTCCTCAACAGTCATATTGTGAACTGCTCTCATCTCTACATCAGGCGAAGCTAGGACATCCTCAAGTAAGGCTGCTCTCACATCCTCAGGAGTGCCTGTATATTCCTCAGGAAGTGCCTCTGGAATTAGGTAGGACACCTTATCAAACATATTCTGTAACCAATTTCTATCTGCATCAGTTAAGTCAAACCTTGGAGGAATCTTAGCTATAACATCATCAATAGTACTAACCTCAGACTGTCTGTCAGCTAGGAAGTAAGGTAGGTCAAACATGACAGTCTGTTTCCAGCTAACCACATCATAGGTTAAGGTTAACTCCTCAAACTCCTGCCGATTCTCCTCAAGTATAGCATTTATGACCTCCTCAGGCATGAACCGTTGTGCTATGTAAGGATAGAAGCCTGTAGCAGCAATAGACCTAGCCCAATCAGGCACAAGGTTAAGGAACACATTAGTAGACTTCTGACCATAAGCACTTAAGGCTTTACCAGCCCTGAATCTTTCCTGAGTAATAAGCCTCAGTTCTTCACGGAAACCAGGAAAGAACTCCTCAGGCTGAGGAGGACCTGGAACCTCTTCCTCAGGTGCAAATGGTGTAGGTAATTTAACTCCTGGAAGTAAATCTTTCTTTGCCATAATTTAGTCCTATACTGGTGTTTCAGGAACTACATATGGAGGTGCTCCCTCAGGTCTAGTACCAATAAGTCTCCTTCCTCCACCTAACCGACCAGTTGGTGCTCGTTCTCTTTCTGGAGTAGGAGGAGTAATAGTCGCTTCTGCTGCCTGAGCTGCTAAGGTGAATAACCTAGCAGAATCACTATCTCCAATTCTTTCTAGATATGCAGCCTGCCTACGATAGTGCTGTATCAGGGCTATTATCGCATTAGTAGGATGTTGCTCTGCCATATCAGACCTGACCCTAGCTCGTTCCTTGATGTAGCTCTTAACCTCAGGGAATAGCTTCTGCATTACATAACTATAGCTTAATCTAAAGTCAGGGTCAAGCATCCTAGCTACTGTAGCTCGTTGGATAAGGTCCCCAGGGATTTCAATATCATACCCTGCTACTACCTTAGCATCTTTAGGAACCTTAGCAGGAAGTTCATACCCATAAGGTTTCACACCTCTATCTCGCATATCCTGTAGCCAATCATTATCTATATCCTCATAGAGGTTAATAATTGCCTGATGAAAAGGTTTCATTATCTGATTAGCAGATGCAGCTATCTGAGCCATAACATAGGCAGTTACCTGCTGAGTTATATTGCCATACATAGCCCAACTAACACCACCTCTCTGCATCATTGCTTCAAGGTCTAGTTGGGTGCTACGGAGTTCTATAGGAATAGGAGGAGCACCAATGAACTCAACAGAGTCATCAGGACCTCCCCTAAAGATTGCACCTCGCCTAAATACATCCTCAGGTCTAACAATAGCCTTACCACTACGGCTTCTCTCAAATATCCTTGGTTGTGCAGTATCACGAAGTAGTTGAAGGCTAAATGTCCACCACTTATTCCAAGATTTATAGATATGCTCATTAGTAGCTACAATGGACTGTCCAATCTCCTCCTTCCAACGGTCTCCCCTCACCTGAGCACCTGCATTGTAAGTTGAGGTAGATAAGTCAAAACCCTCAGACAGAGGTCCAGTATCAGGCAATCCACCAACAGGAGCTATATAGACAGGAATCTTTCCAAAACGAGTTACTTCAAACTTGGTCAGGTCAGTATCCATAACTACTGCATTGCAGGCAACCACAGCAAAAGGCCAGGCTTCACTGACCTCCAGCCACCAATAGTCATAAACAGTGATGTTAGCTAGAGGTTTCCTACCTAACTTCCAACCACCTCGTCTAGCCATACTCATAGCAGCTTTAGGAGTTACTTCAAAGATATGAGCTAGTTCCTCCAGACCGAAGTCTCCCCAGAGAGGATAGACTTGAGCAGGATGCCAAACATCAGATACTGCTCTAGAACCGTCATCAGATATAATGCTAAATACTGAATACCAACCAGTTGCCAGTAACAGTCCAATAATACTACGCTTCTGATGCTGCCGAGGTCCAGTCCTTCGGAATGTCTTCTCCTGGTCTGCCCAAGCAACATCAAAGAATCTAGATAAGTCATTAACTGCTGTGGCTACCTCCATATCGGTTATATCTTCAACAGGAACTCGGTGAGGAATATCAGAGTCTAGCAGGTGTAGAACAAGGTTATACATAGCCCTAGGGTCATTCCCTACGAAACTCTCCATTTGTTCGGTTTTGAGTTCATCCACCATCTGGATGAGACGATACCAGACTTTCATTTTAGTGTTACGAGGTGTCCAGTAGGTTCTCAGTTCCTTACAGCGAGTTATAATAGATTGTGCATTTCTATCCATTTCTACTCCACCTTTGCAATTCCTTGCCAGTATTCTTATCAGTGAGGATTAGGATACCACAATCAAAGTTACGGCATTTATATAGTATCTTGCCGTCAGTCTCAGATACTATGGTCATTTTACTCCCACACTCAGGACAGACTTTATACTCATGTTTCTCATTCATTTTCCCCAACTATCATCCCATCCACAAGTTCCAACAAAACCACGCTCCACTGGCAAGGCTGAACGACAAACAATGGCTATAGCCCCTGCGTCATGATGGTCGTCTGCCCCAGTTACGGATATACCAGATTTCCTTGTAGGGTCTCTACGAATATTCTTACACTGAGACCAGAATCTAATATCATGGCATTCTATATACTCCATGTTCCTGTTTACCTCAGTTATCATATAGGGCTTAGTTGCTGTATTTGTCTCCCACCCTAAGGCTCTAATAAGTTTACCACTACGAACATCCTCTCTATAGTAGATGTTAGGATAATCTCTCAGATGACCAAGGATGTCAAGATTAGATTCAGGTGCTATTACTGCTTCGTTATAATACTTACCCAGTTCTTTGCAGTACTGAGCCATTTCCCACTCATCATAGAAGCCAGCTAAGGTTGCGAGATGCTTTAGTTCAGGAGGCACATATACCCCATCCTTCTTATTGTAGCCATCCTGAAAAGTCCAGATGTGTGCTACAGATTCAGATGTCTTACCTTTACCAGGGTCAATGCTAAGTAGATATTTCCCATTATCAACCTTATCAACCCAGATATCAACTGGTGCACTAACTCCAGTTGTAGGATTGACCATGTGTTTATGAATAGGAGCAGGGTAGCAGTCTCTGATTTTCTGAGCTATAAGGTCAGAGTCATAGGCACTATCCCCAAAGCTCAGGAAGCAAGTTTCGTCATCTTCAGGAAACTCCTGCTCAAAGATTAGAGCTGTTTCACCAGTCCTACGCATAGACGCCATCTCAGCTTTCTTGTATCTCCTCCAGCGTATCTTGGACATAGCATCAAACTCACCAAACCCAAAGGTTTCTATCAGTAACCTTAGCAGATTCACCTCATCTGGCTGTAGGTTAGGTAATGGGTCCTGATTATCCCCAGGTAAGCAGAATGGGTCATCAGGATACATAATATACTCAGGATGTATAAACCAAGGATAGAAGTGAGGCTTATAAACTGACATACCCAGTGTAGTCCCTTCCTTAGCAGCCCGATACATCTCGCAGAAGGGACTATCCTCACCATTAGCAGTACTTTGATTCCGAATCTTAGTTCCTGCCTTCAGAGGCACACGCTGAACTGCTGAGGCAAAGATAGACTCATGAGTTCCTAAAGGCCAGAATCCGTATTCATCCAATAGTAGGTTATGGATTGTCTCACCCCTACCAAGGACATAGCTTCTGGCTGAGAAGATATAGAATGTGCTATAGAAGTCAGTCTCCTTATGAACAAAACTAAGTTCAACAGCAGACTTATGGTCAAGTTTAGGAATGGTAGGAATCTTACGCTGGAGACGCTGATGAAACTTCTTTGCTTTTAGTAGTAGCCTCTGTGCTGAGAACTCATCATAACTGATAATAACAGATACAGTACCATTTATAGTTACATTATCAATCAGGAAGTCCCCTACCCATAGAGATGTTGCTCCTACCTGTCCAGGCTTAACATAAATATCTCTCCATGTAGATTGCAT